ATCTTTTATTACATTTATATCTCCAATCTTTTTTATTTCAAGTTGGAGTTTATTTATGTCTAAATTATATTTATCAATTTTATCATTTGATTGTGATATTTTTTCTTTATTATCTTGTTCAGCTTTTTGTAAGTCATTTTTTAAGTTTTCTATGGTATCAAAATAATTATTAATATTACTATTAATAATTGATTTTGAATTTAATATTTCTGATACTTTATTATTTATTTCGGCTTTTTTTACTGAATTAATATCTTGTAATTTACTATAAACATCTAAATCAAGTATCTCATCAAATATTTCTTTGATATCAGCATCTGTCATTTCTGCAAATGATTTATTAAGATTCGATAACATTATTGATTGCTGAAATACTTTAAAATTTAAACCTAATAACTTTTCAATTTCTTTATGAGTATCTAACTGGTCTTTACCGGATATATTTTCCCACGTATTATTTATTTTAACAAATAACATTGTGGTGTCTTTATACTCATCATGTTTTTTTGTTTTTATTGCTTGATATTGCTTATCATTTATAGTAAATTTTAAATTTACAAGACAATTTTTTTCTTCTAACTTATGTATTATTTCAGATTCTTTTATTGACTTAAAAGTTTTACCGAATAAAACCCATGCAATAGCTTCAAATAAAGATGATTTACCTGAACCGTTTTTACCTTCAATAAGATATAAACCTTTATCTTTAAAGTTAAATGTTAAATCATTGAATGATAAAAAATTTTGTATTTTTATAGATTGAAATTTTATCATTTATTATGCTCCTAAAATATTTTATTTATATAATAAAATAACCTTATATGATAAAAACATATAAGGTTATTTTATTAAAATATTATAATAAATTTATTTTTATTTAATACTCTAAAATTGCTGTGTCAAAAATATCTTTATTTTCTTTATATACTTCTGGAAAAGCATTTCTTGTAAATTTTAAATCTTTAAATTTATATGATTTACCTTCTTTTTCCAATAACTCTTTTTCTTCAAGATAATTAAATACTGATTCTTCATTATCAATACAATTTTCATCTCGATTAAAATATATTGGTATCATACATTTACCAAAAGGCGGTGCAATTTTATTTTTTGTTACTGATATTTCACTTAATATTCCTATAACTTTATCAGCATCTTTTAATACTTCTTTTTTAGATATTTTAAGGCGTATTGCTGAATGAAATTTAACTGCTCTACCTCCGGGAGTTGATTCTTTTTCACCGAACATAACTCCGGGATTATCTCTAACTTGGTTTATTATTAATAATGTTGCGCTACATCTTGCTAATTTACTTGTTAATACTCGCATTGCTTGCGCGTTAATTCTTGCAGAGCCTCCAACCTTTAATTCGCCTATTTCACCTTTTAAATCTGCTTCTGATGGAAATGCGGCTAATGAGTCAAGGCATATTAATACTGGTTTATTAGGATTTTTTTCATTTAATAATTCTATAGTATCGTCAATAAAATTAAAGGCTTCTTCTAATGTTTCTGGGGTATAATATAATATTTTATTGAAATCCATTTTTAATTGTTTCGCGCGATTTTTTTCTAAACTAAATTCACCATCAACATATACAGCTAAATATCCTTGTGAATTAGCTTGAGCGATTAAGTGTTGGACTAATGTAGTCTTACCACTCGATTCCTTACCGTATATTTCTATAACTTTTCCTGAAGGTAAACCTTTACCTAAAACTGAATTTAAAGTAACTAATCCGGTATCTATAAACACTTTGATATCAGATTCTATTTCATTATTAGCTAATATTCTACTACCTTTAAATTTTTTAGTTAATGATGCTACTACATCAACTAAAATGTTATCTTTTTCATTATTAGTAAGTTCATTTAATTTTTTCATTTTAGCTCCTTATAAAAATATAATCCTATCAAATATATAATAAATATCTGATAGGATTATTTTATTAGATTGATATTATAATGTTATTTTTGCATTTTAGCTTTTCTTGCCTTTAGCATTGCCATAACATCATCATCGTCATTATCATCCGTTTTAGATTCTACCTCTTCTTTTTTTGCTTGTGGTTTTTTAAAATTTTTATTCATTATATTATCATCTTCATCTTCTACTGGAACTTTCTTTTTAGTTTTTGGTGCTTCATCTTCATCTGTATCGTCTGGCATTTCATCTTCATCTTCTACTGGAGCTTTCTTTTTGGATTTAGGTGTTTCATCTTCATCTTCTACTGGAGCTTTCTTTTTAGTTTTTGGTGCTTCATCTTCATCTTCTACTGGAGCTTTCTTTTTAGTTTTAGAAGATATTATTTCACCTGTTGCTACATCTATAAGTCCATAAGATTCAATTGCTAATTCAACAGATTCACCATTTAAAACCATTTGTAAACCTTCGTAAGTTAAAACAGTTTTATATATTTGGTTTAATTTGGTTATTGTTGTTTCATCAAATTCAGGGCATGGACACTGTTTCTTAACTTCAACTACGTATCTTGGTTGTCCACCTTTATTGATTTCTTTTTCGATGTTTAGGTTGAATCCATTTTCAATATCTGTTATGTCACCATAATCGGGGTCGGAAATCTTTTTAACAATATCATTAGCTATTGTATATCCATAAGACATAACATAAACATTTTTAGGTTCTGCATCTTCATCAAGGTCTATAATATTAGCTAAATTTCTTTCTGACGCATATAATTGTTTAGCTAATTCTTTATCATCTTTATCTTTACTCTTATATAATTTTGCGTTTTCTTCACATATAGCACATTTGAATCTTGAGCCAAAAGTTCTTTTAGGGCATACTACTGATTCTTTGTTATCTAAACCAACGTTATAATGTTTAAATACTTTAAATTCATAATCAGGATAATCTTTTGTCGGTGGTAATATTCTTATCCTATTTTTACCTTCTTTAAAATTATAAAAATTGATGTCCGAATCAAAATTACCACCAGATTTTTCATATTGTTTCTTTTTATTTTCCGTATTAAGTTTTGTAAATACTCCCATTGTAATTACCTCCTGTTTATTTTATATAATTATTTACTATTAACTTTTGATTTTAATTCTTCTTTTATTCTTAATGCTGTATCTGATAATTGCTGTCTGCTAATACTACCTAATTGAATAAGCATTTGACATCTTTGTTCAAATGCTTGTCTTGCTGCTTTAAGAATATTATAAATATATTCCATTTGAATTTGTTGCTTAACTAATTCATTATAAGATTTACGATTTATTATCATATTCTTTATTGCTGTTTCAGTTAATTTTTCAGGCTTTTTATCTTTTTTATCTTTACTTTCTTCTTTTTCAAGCTGATTATTTGCAGTTACTATCTGCTGATAAATTTGTGAATATACTACGTTAATTTCATTATCTAATTCTGATACTCTTTTATGCGCAAATTCTGATAATGTTGCATAATAAGCATATTTAGCTGGTTGCTTTATAAGTTCATTATTTATGTCATCCATATTAATATCGAGGTCTTTTTCGATATCAATTTTAGTTATTTTATTATCTATTTTAATTTCAAACTTTTCAATACTTTCCATCTGCTATCTCCTTTAACTAACATTTTCTGCAAATATTTTAGCTAACATTTTACAATCATCTAATGTTTTAGCTTCAAAGCCTATTGGCGTTTTATCTGTAATTACTAAATCATCTTCAAGTTTAATTATAAATCCAATATTAAAACCGAAAATTGCTCTATGTGACCAACCATACCATTTTTTATCTTTTCTACTATAACCTATTGAACAACAAACATGATTTTCATCAGATTTTATAGGTTTTATTTCTAATTTTTTACAAATATATTTTGCTGTTTTTGAATCACCTATATAATCGCCCTTATAAGTATATGCTTGAATCATTTTTTGTGGCGGACAATCTGCCGCATATTTCCACAATTCTTTTTTAATAACATAACCTTTATGTTTATCTACTATTTTTGATTTTAAAACTATCATTTAATTCTCCCTCGGTATTTCTTTATTTACTTCATTTAATACTACTGGCTTAGAAATTTCTGTACTATTAAGTTCATCATATACTTTTAATTCGATTAATTTATTATTAGCGGCTTTTAATGCTGCATTAATAACTGTTATCATAGGGGCACGATAACGGCGATGTAATGTTCTATGGCTATTAAGATACGGTATTAATTTTATTGCTTCATACATTAATTCATCAATACGTTTACTATCTTCAATTTTCTCCATAAAAACATTTTTAATTTCATTAGCTGTTTTTTCTACGTTTTCCATTTTAATATCTCCTTTTATTTTGATTTATTTATATAATATTAATCATCTGGGTTATCATATAATTTTTTATTTTTATCTACT